GTCGCCGCGGAGCACCGCGCGGAAGGTCACAAGGTCGCTGTTGAAGGCGTACTCGTCGGACCGCTCGAAGCGGATGCCGTTGACCATGCGCACGAAGTATGCGGCGAAGTCGCCGAACGCGACGCTCTTGGCTGAGGTGGCCACGGCGGCGACGTTCGGGTCCGTGTGGACCGGCTTGCCGAGCAGCAGGTCAGGGGCGCTGACCTGGAGGCCCGGCTGCCACAGGTAGTTGTTGTCCGAGCCCTTGAGCTTGCGGACAGCAGCCACCGAGGCGTCCCGCAGGAGCCAGCCCGCGGACGGGCTGTTCCGGTACGGGGCGATGACCGAGTAGTACAGGTCGATCAGGTTGTCGGCGGTGAACGCACCGGCGACGCCCGTGCCGCCCGTCACGCCGGTCGAGGCCGACGTGATGACACCGGTCGGCTGTGCCGACCCGGAGCCGGTGACCAGGTGGGCACCGAAGGCGTTGCCGATCGCCCGGCCGGCCTGCATCGAGAGGTAGCCCTCGAGGTCGACGCCGGTGTCCTCGATCAGCTCGCGGCTGACCTGGATGAGGACGCCGTACTTGTAGGCGCCCAGGGTCCGCTTCGCGAACGCCGGGTCCGACTCGGAGATCGCCGCGCCCTCGGCGACGAGAGCACCGGTGGAATGCGCCGTCGTGGTGGGCACCTCGACGTTCTCGCCCGAGTCCGTGTTGAGCACGGTCGGGCCGGCGTTCAGCACGCCGGACACCTCGATGAGGTGCGCGATGAGCTGGTTGTAGAACGACGTGGGCACGGTGTCGCCGCCCGCGGTCGCGGTGCCCTTGGTCAGGTCACGGAAGTTGACCTTGCCCTCGGGCCTGACCTCGAAGGAGCGGGTCTCGCCGCGCAGGAACGAGCGCAGCTCGTCGCTGCCCTTGTCGGTCGTCGGGGCGACCTGCCGACCCTCGGCGAGCTTGCGGAACGCCTCGTCCATGTCGGCGTTGCGCTGCTCCTGCTCCTCGATCGAGGCCACGCGCTCGGCGATGGCGTCGAGGTCGCCGTTGAGCCTGTCGTAGGTCGACTGCTCCTCGGCGGTCAAGTCGCGGCCCTCGGCAGCGGCGGTGTCGAGGAGGGCCTTGGCCTGCTCCCAGATGTTGGCGCGCTGCTCGCGGAGCCGCTTGATGAAGTCACTCATGACTACTCCTTGCGGATTCGTGGGGATGGTGCTGTCGGCGACGGTGGGTTTCGCCCTGCCGTCAGAGCTGCTTCTTCATCTCCAAGGCGCGCAGCAACACCTGGAGCCGGCCCGGCGCGTGGGTTTCGCCCTGCGCGTCCGGGTCGGAGTCTCGGGAGCCCAGGTCGACGACCGTGGGCGCGGGCTTGAGCAGGTCGGCGAGACGGTTCTCGGCCGCGAGCTGCTCGACCTCGGCGACCTCCAGGCTGCGTGCCTCGGCGAGCGAGCGGAGACCGGTCGAGGTGTCGTAGTAGGCAGGGTCGTCGACCGGCGCCACGTCCACCAGGGACATGCTCACCACGGTCCGCAGCGGGAAGCCGTCAGCCGTCAGGCCCCAGTCGGACTCGAGCATGTACGCCGCGAACGACGAGCGGGCCACGTCGCCGCGGCCCACGAGCTTGAAGACCCGGTCGGAGTCGGCGTCGTCGAGCAGATCGACCTCGTAGTCCAGGCCGGTGCCGTCGATCTTCAGGCGCAGCGACTCGCCGGCGATCGAGCCGAGGAGTAGATCGTGGTTGTAGCGGGCCATCACGCCCGGCCACCCGTCGCCCTCGCTCTTGGCCAGCGACTCGGGCGCGATCTGCTCCACCCAGCCGCCGAGGTTGCGGGAGAGCTTGTTGAACTTCAGGGCGTACCCGCCGATGCGGCGGCCGTCGTCAGCGGCGCGCAGCTCGACCGGCTCGCGCAGCAGCCGGCGCTCCAGCTCCGTCGTCATCGCGTCTCCTTAGGTTGCGCCGCGCCCGTCCGGGACAGCGGCGTGTAGTCCTGACCCTGGCCGTTCGGCAGCGGGTGCAGGTCCTCCAGCTCGCGCAGCTCGTCGATGTTGTTCAGCCCGATCTCCCGGGCCGTGCGGTGGACCTCGTAGCGGGTCTTCGTGTCGGCCCGGATCAGCGCGTCGACGTTGAACCGCACGTACTGCGGGGACGGCATCAGCGACGAGAACGCCGCCTCCAGGCGGACCAGCCACGGCCGCAGCGTGTTGGTCACGAAGTGCAGCTGATTCAGCTCGACGGTGGAGTACGTCAGCGACTTGCCCGACTCGCCGCCGATCATCTCCGGCGGGATTCCGTAGATGCTGGCGACCTGAGTCGCGCTCAGCCGGGCCGCGGAGACGAAGCCGGCGTCATCGGCCGAGAGCTTCAGGACGTCGATCTTCCAGTCCTTGCCGGTGACCAGCGGCTCGCCGTTGCGGACCGTCTCCCGGAGCCGCTCCTTCGCCTTCGCGGCCACGTCGGGCTTCAGCGTCTTCATGGTGTTCTGCGCGACCATGCCGGGCACCGCCTTGTTGCGGTACCAGTCGGACATGAACTCCTGCGCCTCGGTTCCGGACTGGATCATCACCCGGGCCGCGCGGATCGGAGAGACGCCCTCTCGGCAGCCGGGGAGCGCCATGCCGGGGATGTGCAGCAGCTGCGCCTCAGGCACCTCGCGGCCGTTGTAGAGCCACACGCTGTCGGCGTCGTGCCACTGCACCCGCTCCGGGTTCAGCCACTCGATCATCGACGGCATGGCGGGCGCGTCCCGGTCGGACCCGACCAGCAGGCCGTAGGCGTTCCCGCGCAGTAGCAGGGAGGTCACTGCCCGCTGCACCCACTCCACCCGGGTGCCACGATTGCTCGGCTTCGCGAACGTTCGGGGCAGCGTCAGCGGCACCCGGCCGTCCGAGGTGGACCGGAACGCCTGCAGTGGCAGCGTCGCGATGCTGTCGGAGATCAGGCGCACCGCGGCGTACACCGGCACCAGCGCCAGCGAGCCCTCCATCGAGCCGGAGGGCGTCGCACGCGGGCCGCCGTGGCTCCACGGCAGGTCGGTGACCGCCCGCTCCTCGCGGGCCCGGAAGAACAGGCTCACGACGCGGACCGCCAGGACATGACCAGCGCCGCCAGCCCGGCCACGGCCAGCACGAGCGGCGGCCAGATGAACCAAACGAAGGCGGCGAGCAGAGCGACGCCGAGGAGGTCGAGCAGGGTCGTCAGCACCGGTCTTCCCTTTCAGTAGATCGAGTCCATGACGTCGTAGTCGCCGCCGTCGAGCAGTGACCAGCGGTACGCCGCCGTCGAGCCCGCCACCAGGCAGGAGATGTTCACCGTGCGGTCCTTGCGGTCCCATAGCTCGGCCTCGCCGCGGGTTGTGGTCGTGGCGACCGTGACGGCCAGGTCGAGCTCCGGCTGGCCGAGGTGCTCCAGCGTCGGGACCTCGGCGTGCACCTGCTCGAGGAACCATGCGCAGGCGCGACCCATGTCGGCGCTCGTCAACGTCTCGAACTCAATGCCGGCGGCGACCAGCTCGGGGATCAGGACCGCTGCCTGACCGCCCGGGTGAAGCGCCACCTCGGCGATTTCGCGCTTCTCCCGGAGCTTGGCCAGCTTCGGGACGACCCAGGCGGTCCCGCTCTGCGTGTGCGTCGCGATCAGCGTCCGGCCCTTGCGCCCCGCGGCTCCGATGCCGATCGACGCCTTCGACCGGTCCGGAGCCACGTCCAGGACGATCGTCGCGCGCCCGGGCTTCTTCGCCTTCGGGTTGGCCAGCCTCGCCCAGGCCGCGACGTCGATCGCGGTGTCCGCACGGGCCTCCGGGTCGTCCCAGATGCCGGCGCCCTCGCGGGTGAACGAGTCCGGCCCCAACTTCTTGCGCATCCGTAGGATCGCCTCGCGCGGCGTGTCGTCCGGGAACGACGGGTTTCCCTTGGCGATCTGCGCCCAGTCCGCCTCCGAGAGCGGCTCGGGCAGTGGGGTGAACTCGTGGCCGTCGTCGGCGCCGAACTCGACCCAGGCCGTGTCCGGGTCCTCGCCACTCAGCGCCTCGGTCCGCATCCGCGTGAACGCCTCGCCGGGGTCCGTCGGCCGCGGTGGTGTGCCCATGAACAGCAGCAGTGCTGACGTCGGCTGCCGGGACTGGTTTGTCGCCGGCACCATGTCGTCGAGCGTGCCGTCCTTCAGCCGCTGCGCCTCGTCGAAGATCAGGACGTCGACCTCGTCGAAGCCGAGGCCGAAGCCGGTCGCCCTGGCCCCGAACAGGATGCGCGACCCGTTGCGGAACAGGACCGCTTCCTCGCCGGAGCCGAGCACAACCTTGAGCACGTGCGGCTTGATCTTCTTCCGCTTCGCGAAGGCCTGCATCTTGCCGAAGGTCTCCTCGGCAGTGCGCACCCGGTGCGCCGTCCAGATGACCGTCAGGTTCGGGAATAGCAGGCAGAGCGCGAAGACGATCGCGCCGACCAGGAACGTCTTGCCGACCTGGCGCGGGATCGAGAGTCCCGTCCCGCCGATCGTCGCGGCGTACTTGCCGTCGGCCCGCTTCGCCAGGATCAGCCGGCCGACGTCAGGCTGCCATGGCCGGAAGGTGATGCCGAGCTCTCGGCACTTGGCTTCGACCGCCGGCCAGCCCGTCGCGACGACACCCTGCGGGACTGCGACGTGCTTCGCGAGGTCAGAAAGCTTCGGCGTCGAGCGCCTCGTCGCCGGTGGTCTCGGCACTCTCAGTCGCCTCCTGCTCGGCCGCGGCGTCGATCGCCTCGATGTCGCGGGCGATCTCGAGGAGCCGGCGCGACAGTGACGCGAGATCGCGGGCCGGGGTGTTCGGGTCCTCGACCGACTTCGCGATCCGGGCGCGCAGTGCGACCAGCAGCTCGCGCGGCGTGCCCGAGTCGGCGGCCTGCGTGATCGTCTTCGACCTCGCCCTGCGCACCGGAGGCTTGTCGCTGGCCTTCACGGCTCGAAGCGGGCGCTTCTTGGGAGCGGTCATCGGCCACCTCCCGCGTGGAAAAACGCTCGTGGATAGGCAGAGGGA